TCTAAATCTCTTAGTTTTTGAGCATCTGCACTTTTAAGAGTTGAAACTTGAACTTTCATCATTCCTGCTTTTTTCTCTTGTGTTGTGAACATTACCGATCCTGAACCATCATCAAGTACAGGTGTTTTTTCTGCTGAACTTGGTGTGTATTCCGCTGTTCCTGTTTTGGTTTGAATTGTTGTATTATCAACAGTAAACCTTTTTATTCCTACTGATGCCATCTTTTACACCTCCCACTTAATTAACATTGCTTGTTGTAATAATACATTAATAACATTAATTTGCATTGATGAATCAATACGATTACCAACTTTTTCAACAATTATGCTATCTTCAAAAGCTTGTAAATTTTCACAAACTGCATCTGAAACAAGTTGCTGATAATTTAATATCAGATATTGTTTATATAAGTTTGGTGTCATTACTTGAACACCTGCACCAAATATATCATCATCATTTCCAACTTTGATATTTTGATATTGACTCATTCTCACAACAAATGTATATCTAACATAAGAGATTGTTAAAAATACTCTTAAATCTGCATCATCAACATCAATTGCAATTGCTTGTGCATCTTTTACTAATGTTGTTGCTGTTCTATCAACAATTACTGTTGTACCTTGTGTTCTTACAGTTGCGATTCCTCCACCTGCTAAAACATTTCTTTCAGTTCTTATTCTCTCTTCAAGAGGCAATAAACCTGGAAGTATTTTATTTAAATATCCTGCACCTGGATCACTTTGTGCAATATCACCAACTAATCCAATCATTTCTGCAGCTTGTTCAAAACCTGTTGCAAAAACTGAATAGTTATCTAATAGAGTAATGAAAGCTGAATTTATTGTATCTGATTTTGTTGTTAGATTTGAAACACTATCATCAATACCTGATAAACAAAAACCATCTAGCATTTCTGTTGCTTTAAAATTATCTGTTAATGCTGTATCAATTAAAATTAAATTTGCATTATCAGTATATGGTTGTGCAATTAGATTATATTGATTGTTTTCCAAATTTGGAATTACAAATGTTGCTAAATCTGGATCACCTGTTCCACCTGCAAAATCAACAACAACTGCTGTAATACCTAAAGGTGTAACATCATCATTATTATAGTTCATTTTAGCTTTAAGAGTATTTCCATAAGTACCTTTATGAACTGCTGTAAATGTTAGTTCTCCAAGTGTATCATCTGCAACTGTAAATTGTGCTTCATCATCTGCATCAATAGTTGCTTTAAGAAGCGTTGCTATTTCTCCTGCTGTATCATTAATTGCAACAGGTACTTTATAAGCTTTACCATTAACATAAAATGCTAATGTTCCATTTGCTGTTGCTGCATTAGTTAAAGTTAATGTTGATGTTGCTTGAACGCCTGCAAGTAAATCATCAAGTGCGATTACTTTTAACTTAACACTTTTGTTTATATCATAGTATCTTCCAATTGCTGCAGCCAACATTGAAGTTTTACCAAATTTTGCTTGTGCCTCTGCTTTACTGAAAATATCAATAACTTGTTCTGGTACTGCTGTACCTGCTGCAGTTTTTTGCCCAAAAATCAAAGCTGTATATTCTTGCTTAATTGTTCCTGTTGTGCTAATTGCTTTTTGCAACTCTGCATAAACAAATGGAATATTCAAGTTAAATATTTCTTGAAATGTGATAGCCATTATTTATCTCCCTCTTTTTTTTTATTTGGTTTCTTAGCAATCACTTTTGTAATTGTTATATCACCATCATCTTCTCTTCTTTTCCAATATGTTGTTATCTTGGAAATTACTACACCTTCATCTGGCACTCTTTTATTTGTGCTTGGATTCATTACCTTTAAATCTTTTTTAGGAATTATTCTAATCATTTAATGGTACTCCTGGATTTGTAATTTGTATGTGTTCAATACTAGCTTGAACATCAAAATCTTCTAAAGTATGTGGAACAATTGGAAGGTTGTAATCATAATCTACTGTGTAAACAAGCAATGCTCCACCAATATCACTACCACTTGAATTATCACTGTTTGTTGCTGTCCTTATGAGTGCAACACTATTTAATAATGCAAAGAAATCAGATGCTGGTTTTGCCTGAACTGTTATTACCTTACTCATTACTTCTTCAACATCAAACATAATATTTTCAATCACTTCATCAAAATCACCATCTGCAATATCGTTATTTTTTACAATAACACCTATATGCAATTCTAGTTCTCTTTCAGTATGCGTTGTAAAACCATCTTCTTTTTGTCCAACATTTTCATCTTTTGTAAAAACAGTTAGATATGGATAATTCTCATCTTCTTTAGGATCAATTCTACCACTATAAACACGACTATCAACACTTGTAACTGTTGCTTTTAACAATGTTGCAAAATATTGTCTAATTAATGTTTTTTTATATGCCAAAATTTAATCCTTTAGGTAAATATCAAATCCACCAATTCCATCTTTTCTTACATCTCTAACTTTAAAGCTTTTTGCATTGATTGTTAATACATCTCCTTGCTTCACATCTGTTGGAATTAAAACCCCTAGAGTATCAAGCATATTTATAGATGTATTAAACATTGGCTTATCTTCAATAATTGGTAAGCCCTCTTCTGTAACAAGAACAAAAGCATCAGTTTTAATGATGTTAAAAGTTAAACCTGTTCTTGTATTTAAACAAGAATCACCAAATTCATCAAAACTTAGCATATTAAGGTGATCTAACTCTAAATTATCTTTAAAACCTGCCATTCATTACTTCTTTGTTGCTTTTTCTAAATCTGCTTTTAAAGCTTCATTTTCTTTTTCAAGATTAGCAACTTTAGCAACAAGAGATTGAATCTCTTTATCACTATTTGGTGAATTGTCTTTTTTAGCTTCGCCAATAACACCTGCTTTTTCAAGTGTTTTTTTGACTTCTGCAGTTACTTCAACTTCTTCACCGGCTTTTACAAATTTTCCATCAACTTTTACTGATTTATTTAATTTAACTTTTGCCATCATTTACCCTTAAGTTGATATAACAAGTGCAACAAGAGTTGAGTTTGCATCAATTAACATTGGTGCTCTTGTCTGGATTGCTTCCATATCAAGTGTTTTCTTGCCTTTTGTTACTTTAGAAATAAAGTTACGGTTGTCAATTACAGCTTTTGTGTTACCTTGAATATCTGGATAATCTAAATCCATATCTGCTGCATAACCTGCCATATCTACATTGCTATTTCTTGCAGAAAGAACAACCACCTTCTTATCTGGTACAGCCTTTTGTGCTGCTCCATCTGAATCTTCATAGTTTCCATCAAATCCCCAAATTTCAAGACCTTTATAACGACCATAAAAGATTGCACCATTTACATCTGCAAATGATTCAAAAACTAATTCACCACGATCAATTCTACGAGAATCAAAATCATCTGTAGTTTCTAATTTACCTACATAAACACCCATTGTTGCAACTCTACCAATGATATGTGTTGCGTTTGAACCATCTGCACCGATTAGTTCAATAAATGTATCTGTATCTGATGCAGGTGTTCCACCAGCTTCATCCCAATAATTACCTGTTAAAAGATCAATAGTATTTGCAGCATTACGATTAAAATCAATTGCACGATTTTCACCTTTACCAACAACAGTAATTGTACCATTAAAACAAGCATCAATTGCCATTAGTTCCATTGCATTTTCAACTTTATCCATTTGCTCTGATTGAATATCAGCAACTAGAACTGCTGCTTTTGCTGCAGGTGTTTTTTGTGCATAAACTGTATCACTAAATAATCTTCTTTTTAGTTCTTTTGCTGTTACAGGAACAGAATCTTGAACTGTTGGAAGCTTGAAAGTATAGTTATCAAAAGCTAGTTTTTCACTACCATCTGCAACTGCATCTGGATTAACAAATTGTGCTACTCTAACACCTTTGAACTTCTTATCAAGTTCAACAATTTCTGTATCTTCTCTCTCTTTGTTTCCAAAGAACTGCATGAACATTTGAGGTCTTGGTGCTGCTTTAGCCAAAGATCCTGACATTGTGCGGCTAATATCTGTATATAAAATTGTACTCATTATTTGCTCCAATCGTTTAAAATAATATTTTTAGCTTGTAGTGTACCTGCTGCTTGTGCTACAGTTTGAGCACCTGGAAGTGTTACATTGTTCACATTAAACTCACCTGTATAACCAATACCTACTGCATCACCACCTGTTGCATCTGTATCTTCTGCAAGAATGTAAACTTTTTGCTCACTAAATGGTAATTGTGTACCTGTTGGTGTATCTTCTGGATTGATAATAATATCATCTGTATATTTACCATCATTTTGAAGTGTTACAACCATACCAATTGTGTATGCTGTGCCTGTTAAAAGTGTAATACTTTCTGTTTCACCAATCTCTTTTACAAGATTATCATAAGTTACTGAACGAACTGCCATTACTTTTTACCTCCGTAATTTTCAAGAGCTTTATTAGCTTCATCTAATTTTGCTTCTTCTGTTGATTTATCAACAACATCACCCTCATCAACATCATCTAGTGTTGCACTTGCATCTTCAAAATCATCTTTCATTTTTGATATTGCTGCATCTTGTGTTGCATTTAATGCAATTGCTGTATCTCCTGCAGATAAACCATCTTCAATTGCTTTTGATTTAACTGATTCATCACCTTTTAATGCTAGAATTGCACTAACTCTTTTTCTCTCTAATGCTACTGCATCAGTTCCTGTTGTTTCCAAAGCTTTGGCATGGTTATCATTCAAAGCTTGAACATCATCTTCTGTATAAGTTTTGCTCATACTACTTCCTTTTGATTTATTTTGATTTTTCGCCAAAGCTTGGTGTCGGTTTTCTCCGCTGTTGATTTCATTTGCATCTATTAGTGCTGCAATTTGTTCATTCTCATCATCTTTCATATTTGCTTTATAATGAGCCATACAACTTTTTACACTTTCATCTGCTAATAGTATTGCTGATGCTGAATCTATTTCTGCATCACTTGTGATAATCTCGTCAACAAATCCTGCATCCATAATTTCACTTCCATAAAACCATGTTTCTTCATCTAAAAGTTTTACTATCTCTTTTTCAGATTTACCACTTTTTGAAACATAATTTTTTGCCAACATATTTGTGATACTTTCAAGATGATTTGCTTTCTTTCTTAATTCTCTTGCATCACCACCTGCCCACATACTAGCATTATGAATCATATATAGAGAATTATCATAAGCTTTTATTTTATCACCTGCAAGTGCTATAATAGAAGCCATAGATGCTGCTAAAGAAACAATGATTGTTGTAACTTCACCTTTATCATATGCTTTGATTGCATTAAATATTGCTATACCTTCATAAACTGAACCGCCTGGACTTGATATTTCTATTGTAATATCTCCACTTGCTTCATTCAATTGTCTATTTATACCTGCTGCAGATATTCCCCAATATCCAATTTCTTCATCAATCTTAATTATTGTCATTGTTTACTTCCTCTTCTGGTATTAATGGTTTTAAAAGTTCATCTTCTTTTTTTAATATCTCAACATTAGTTTCAAAATCTCCATGACCTAAATCACTTGTTGATTTTTCTCTTGTACCTAAATGATTATCAATTGCTAGAATGTGAGCTTTAACATCTTTAACCGGATCAACTGAACCCATTGGATCGCCTATCCATATTGCTTTTAAATATGCCGCTCTATTTTCAAAGAAATCTGGAACAATTAAATCGCCTTGCAATATTCCCCATGTTATAACTTGCTCTCTTGTTGGTTTACAAAAAGCGTTTATAAAATTCATTCTCTCTGGATTTACAAATTTCAGCATTTGCAACATTGCTGCTCTACTTGCTGAATAACTAGAAACAAATTGTGCAAGTATTATTTCTAATGGTATTCTTGATTCTGATGATACTTTTTGTAATGAAGTCATTATGAACTTATCATAGTTTGGATTATCTCTACCTTGTTGGTGAATTTTTAATTCATCCCCTATTGCTAGTTGAGTAATTGAATTTTCTTTAACAGTATTTTTAACAGTTTGTTGTTGTTCACCTGTTGTTAAATCTACTTCTCCACCGCCACCAAAAACATCCTCTTTTGCTGCTGTTTGGATAGAACCAAAAAAGATTGCAGCCAATTTAGCTGCAGTTAGTTCATATCTCATATATTGATCTATTGCATCAACATCTCTCATAACAGGTGTTAAAAATGGAATACCTCTTACTTGTTTTGCTCTCTCTCTTTCAAAAACATGAAGTATATTTCTTTTACCTTTTGAAAATGCAGATACTATTTTATAAGTATTATCAGATTGAGCAATTGAATATTGTAATGGCATTTTATTTTTAGATACTCTTATGCCTTCAATAAATTCAGCAACATTTGAAGCAATATTTTCTGCACCAATTAAATTAACTTGTATAGTTTTTCTTTCACCAATTGGAGTTAATGGAAGAGATGCAAAACTATCCCCATCTTTTTTATATACTTTATATGCTAATCTTTGAAGTGAATAAAAATTATCTTTTGCTGTTATATCACAAATTGTTGATTCTGCCCAACTATTAAAATAATTATCAAATGCAGCTTCAATATCTTTTGCTCTCTCTTCTGTTAAGCCTGGTATTTGTTTATATTTGATTGTACTTTTTGATTTTAATCCACTTCCAACAACATGATCTGTTGCTGCTTGAATTACACCTTTATAAAAGCCATTGTTCTTATACTTATCTCTTGAAGTTGCTCTAAGGGTTGGTAAATCTGTTATATCTTCATCTTCTGTTGTTCCCCAAATGCTTACATCATAATGCGGTGTTTGAACTGCACCATCATATAAACCATTTCCAAATAATGCTGTTGCTGTTCTTAGTTTTGCAATCTCTAATGCAGCGGATGGACTTATATAGCTTCTTACTTTATCTATTATATTTAATTTCATGAAAGATTACCAACTGTAAATATTGTTCTAATTTTTGGTGCTGCTATTGATTCGCCTTGAAGTCTTGCAACTTCATTTTCCCAATAATTAAGCATATCTTTTACTTCATCTGCATCTGCTCTTGTTAATTTTCTTTTTGAGTTTTGCCCGTTGGCTATTTCGTATTCTTTGTTTTGTGAGAGTGCTAAATTTGCATTATACCAAGCTTCATATTGGTCTAGTGCTAATTCTAAAGAAGTGGTTGATCCACCTTTTCTTTCTGCTAAGAGTTCTAATGCGGTTTTTTGTGCCATATAGGTAATTCCGTCATATAAAAGTTGAGTGTTTTAATCCTCTTTGCAACATTATAACTAAGTTTTATAAAAATAGCAAATATATTTAAACTCTTTGCGAAGTAGCCATCAACTTGCATCTTCGCTAAGTCATGTAAAAACTACTTCATCATGAAAGTATAGGATTCGAACCTATGGACACCACCGTATTGAATATCTCAATTCACGATAGAGTTCTATTGAGTATCAGCATTAAACCTCTCTGCCAACTTTCCATATTTTTTTATTACAGATATTTCCAAAATTTCATGGAACACCTCCGATTGTTTCAAGTAGTATAACATAATATTATTTATTTGCGAATAAATCAAATCCTTTTATTTGTTGCTGCATTAATCTAACTGCTGCAAGTTGATAAACCTCTAAATCTAATGCTTCATTTCTATCTCTTGTTTTTACATAAGTTTGTTCAATAAATCCTCTTTTGTTTTTCTTGAATATCTTTTTTTCACCTGTTAATTGCTCAAACCATTCAGCTTCAAATGTTTTATTATGGTGAATAAATCCATCATCATATTGTGTTAATGCTAATCTTTCAAAAACAATATCTTTTGCTTTTGTTGTACTTACCCACATAATAACAGAACTATCAACACTTGATTTTTTTAATAATGATATAGGTCTTGCATCATTTTCTTTTTGTTCTTTGGAATCACCTTTTAACATATGAAAACCTTGTGCCTTCATTGCAGAATATTTTTTAACAAACTTTTTAACTTCATCTGTTCTTTGTCCACCCATATCAATAAATGTCCAGAAGATAACAACATCTTTTCCATTTTCTTTTTGTAGTTTAGTCCTTGATATTTTAAATAGCTCATCCCAAACATGATTGTTTATTGGATCACCCATTATTTTCCCTGCTTTTATATTGTGGCTTGTTTCGTTATCACTCCATGCTTTAATTAAATATTCTAATCTATCATTTTGAGTATCAACAGTCATTAGAACAATTTTTGCATCATTTGGAACATAATCATATTCTTCAATTTTACCAAGTAAATCATTACTTTCAAGTTTAACACTTTTTTCTTCCCATGTTTCACCCAACCATGTATTTTTAAAAGATTTCATTTTTTCAACATTGCCAATTGCATTAACAAAAGTTTCTGCTATTTTTATCCAGGTAGTATTTGGTTGAAATGAATAACCTGCCCAAATGTGATAACCTCTTTTTTTTCTACCATTACGATTATATTCTGCAGTTGTGTCACAATGAACACATAATGCTTCACCATCATTATTCCAATTTTCATTATCTCTTGGGCTTTGCCAATTGTCACAACAATAAAAAGCTTTTGTTTGCCTCCATTGTCCTTTTATATCCATTTGCTTTTTGCTTTTATGATCTATTAAATCTTCGCACTTAATACATTTTAATTTTGCTGTATGAGTTAGATGAACTTCAACACCTTCCCTATCTTCTTTAGTCCATACTATGTTCTTGAAGTCTATTGTTTGATAGTGATTACAATGAGGGCATGGAACATATCTATATCTCATATCAGTTTCATTAAATTTTTCCTCAATGTGTGAATGATATTTAACGGTTGGAGTGCTTCCAATAAATACACTTCCATTCCAATAGCTTTCAATTCTCTTAACACCTAGTTCATAGGGTGAACCCTCGCCACCAATATCTGATGGAAATCTATCAAACTCATCAAAAAAAAGTTTTTTTACTGTTGCTGAAGCATAATTATTTGGTGTATTTCCACCTCTTGATTCTATAAACCCACCTGGATATGCTTTAAAGTTTAGATTATTATCTTCTCTGGTTTTTAATATCTTATCTCCCACATAGGGCATATCTCTAAGTAATGGTTTTAATTCTTTTTTACTGAATTCTCCTGCTTTTTTATCATTTGGATGGAATATTATTTGAGGGCATGGATCTTCTGCTATATTAAAAGCCATTGCATAAGTGATTAATCTTGTAAATCCAACCCTTGTTGATTTCATCCATACCATCAATTCAATATTATCATCTGACATATCACTTAATATATCTCTTTGATATGGAAATGCAACAAATCTTCCTGTTACTGCTGAGTTCTCTGGACTTAGTACACCATATTGTTCTGCAAATTCTAAAACACTTTTTTTTGGTTTTGGTTTAAGCTGTTTAAAAATTTCAGAAATTACACTTTGATGTTTTTTTGATAAATTTTCGCTCATTATCTATTAAGTGAAGTCCAATGATTTGTTGAATATTTTTTTATTTCACTTGCTTCCAATGGCTTTATATAAATAAATATTCCTATTAAGAAAATATACATTTTAATCCTTTATTCAAATTGATTTCCAATGTTCTGCAAATCTTCTAATATCTTATTTACATCATCAGTTACATATTCTTTGATTTCTTTTTGATTAAGCCCATCAAGATTTACTGCATAATTATTTGGAAGATTGATTAAAGAGTTTCTAATCATGTTCATTGCAAATGATAAAATTTGAACAACCTCATCTTTTTCAAATAAGTTTTCTTCTAATTTACGATTTTTAATCTCTTCATTCTTAGCTGTGAAGTATTCTCTAAGAACACCTGCTTTTTGTCTTAGTGTATCTAATTGTAATTTATTAACACTACTGCTTCCACCATTAATTGCTTCTAATATATCGTTTAGTAATGATTTCGCATCTTTATCTGAATCTTTTTTTTCTTCTTTAGGTTTTTTTGGTGGTTTTGTTTCTTCTTTTGATTCCAGATCATCAATATTAACTTTAATATTCTTTTTTGGCTTTAAACTCTCTACAACTTTTTTAATATTCTCTTTGCCTGTTGTTACAGTCCAATTTTCATCACTCTCTGGTGCTTTAATATCTGTTTGTGAATTTGATTGTCTTGATTTATGTGGATCATCTGGATTTTTACCAAGATAATCTGATGATTTAATGTAGTAAAACTTATTCCCAAACATACATTTGGCATCTTTTAGTTTTGATTTTTGTTTAGTTATGTATTGTGGTGCAACATTTATTCTTCTTGCTAGTTCTGATCCTGATATTAGTTCATCTTTTTTGTTTGCCATTGTGAAAGTTTAGCATAAAAATGTAACCTTTTTAATTAGTTACAATTTTGGTTACAAAAAAGGTTACAAAATAATTAACAACTACTATACATTAATGCAGTTATGAAAAAGAATAGTTAAACTTCTTTCAAACTATTTATATTCTTGGCGATTTTTGTAACCTAATTTGAAAAAAATAAGTAATAGTGTGAATTCGGGCTTCGAACTACT